CTAAACATATTCGATTAACAGATACAATCACAGTTGAAATGAAATATCCAACAATGGATGTTTATAATCGTTTAGCTGATATAGAAAATGCAGAAGATGCTTCTGCCGTAGAAGAATTATTTGGTATTGTTACAAGTTGCATTGATAACATATATTCTGGTGATGAAATATTTGATGTAAATGATCATAGTAAAGAAGAATTGTCTGAATTTATTAATAGTTTAACAAGTGATCAATTTGAAAAACTTAAAACATTTTTTGGTACAATGCCTGCATTATTACATGAAATTGAATACACATGTTCTACATGTAAATGTCATGAAAAACAAATTTTAAATGGACTTGGTGATTTTTTTTTGTGATGTGTAGTCATAATACTTTAGCAAACTATTATCAATTAACGTTTCAATTGATGCAACATCATAAATATAGTTTAACAGAAGTAGAAAACTTAATACCTTTTGAAAGAGATATCTACGTAGAAATGTTAATTTCTCACGTAGAAGAAGAAAACAAAAAACTTCAAGAACAACAAAGAAAGACTTAATGGCACGTAAACCTCACAATTATGCTCATTTTCAAAATCTTGTTAATGAACTTAAAGAACAGAATGCAGGGAATATTGCTACTCTTCAAACACATCTAGAAATACAAACAGATGTATTACAAAGCATGAAAGGTTTCATGCTAAAGGGGTTACAAACAGATCAAGCTGATTTAAGAAAAGATAGAGAAAAGGAGCTTGAAGAAAAGAAAGAAAAAAACAAAGGTCTTACCATGAAATCCAAGATGAATTTACCAAGATTCTCAGGAAAGGGTTTCATGGGAATGTTGGGAAATTTCTTATCTACTGCACTTATGGGAATTCCTGGAGGATTAAGAAGATTCATGCCCGCATCTTTAGGTATGGCACTATTGCCCAAATTAGCAAGAGGTATTGCTTTACTCGTTGCAGGACCATCATTAATTAAAGCATTACAGGAAGGATTTGATCAAGATACTTTTAGTGGTGGAGTTGAAGCATTTATAAATTCATATTTTTCTGCATCAGGCGGACCTTATAAAACTCTTGCTAATGCCGCGGCAGGAGGTGCTGGAAAAGGAGCTTTGATCGGTTTTGGTTTATTGGGACCAAGAGGAGCAATAATTGGCGGATTACTCGGAGGTTCATTAACTTCACTAAATCATATATTTTCAAAAGGTTCTGGCAAAGTAGACTCCAAAGGGGTAATGGATAAAATGAAAAAGTATCTGTTAGATAATGTAGCAATGTTTGCTGGCGCTACAGGTGCCCTCATAGGTATGAAAGCATTATGGCCTCTTGGACCTGCAGGAATGATAGCTGGAGGAATTCTTGGAGCAGGTATTGGAGTAATAGGAGCAGGAACAATTAAAGAAATGATGGCTGTAGAAAAAGCAGGAGAAAAAGATGTAGGTCAACAATTCAGAAAGGGTTTAAAAGCATATCTTATAAGTGATGAATTCAAAGCCGTTGAAGATTTAGTTCCTTATGCGGGGGGATTATTTGGTGCGGCGGCATTTGCAGGATTTGGTCCTGCAGGAATGTTAGCTGGTATGATATTAGGAGCTGGTGCTGGAATATTAGGAGGACCAGTTTTAGCAGATGCATTGAGGGCACAAGGAACAGAAGGAGGAGCCCTCTCAGGTCATATGAAAACAGCATTATGGGAATATCTCAAAAAAAGTCCTTATCTTCGAAATGCTATGATAGGAGCTGGACTTTTTGGTGGAGCCGCATTACTTGGATTAGGACCTCTTGGATTAGTTGCAGGTATATTTGTCGGTGGAGTAGTAGGAATTATTGCAACGTGGATAACAGAAACGCTCGGTGATCTTGCAGGATCTCAATTTAGAGATAAGTTTGGAGGAAAAGCATCAGCAAAAAAAATGGCACAATCATTAGGAGTTGGAAAAAAACAACTAGAAGAATTACAAAAAAATGAACAAACTTTGATGAAAACATCAAAAAGTAAACATTTCAGTAAAGCAAATATTATTGCTAGTGCCCATGGAAAACAAAGCTATTGGGGAAAAAGGCGTGCAGAACTATACAAAAATTATTTAATGGAACATAATAGCGCCCTCCTGGGAAGCCCGAACTATGATCCAAATCAAGCAGGACTGGGTGAATTCGATTATATGGCCGCTGTAAGAGCATCAGGTAAAACAAAAACTTCCTGGCTCATGAAGGATTCTGCAAAAGATAATCAGATAGAAAGACTTGCTTTACAAATGATGCACGCCGAAAGCGAAAGAAAAAGATTAGAACGAGAATTACAATCAATAGTACAGGGGGGTGGACCAGGACTCGTTCAAACTGATGCATCATCTCAAATCGTTAATATCAATCAGTCAGTCAATCAAAGTACGGATTATCAAAATATGGATAATGGTTTGTATGATGGTCCTCCTCGCTAGTAAACTAGGAGGCGTGCCGCTGGAACGACACTCCAGGCCCCCTAATTAAAGTGAGTACTAAGCACCCTTAGATTAGTTATCTTCTGCTAACTTAGCAAAATAAGACATATCTTCATCATCTTCAGAAGTTGTTTTATCTTCTGTTGATACATCTTCAGCAGTTTTAGGTTTAGTAACAGGTCGAGAAACAGGCTCAGTAATAGGAGGAGTTTCTACTGCAAGAACAGAATCTAATCTCGCTTTCAAATCCTCATAAGACTTAAATTGATCATCACCAGTAAATTCTGTAAGAGCATACTGTGAATTCCAAACTTTTTCAAGCTCAGTTTCATCTTCTACAAGTTGTGTAGGTTTATCAAATTCACTCTTATCATAATTTTGATAACCCTCAACTTTACGAATCTTCAATTTGAAGTTCGCACCTTCCCAAAGATCAAAAGGATTTACAGGAGTTTCATCTTCAAATTCGGGATTCATCAAATCATTGACTTTATCGAAAATCTTTTTTCCAAATTTGTATAGAAAAACTTTTCCTTCGTTCTGAGGATTCTTTGAATCAGAAACAATATAAATGTTACTGATATAAGTTAGACGGCGTTTTTGCTTACGAGCAATCTCTTTGTTCGCCTCGATTCCAGAATTCCAGAGTTGAGAATTATATTCTGAGACAGGATCTTTCTTACCAAGAGTTGTCAAAGAATTTTCAATGTACCAAAGACCTGTTGGTCCTTGAAAACCATGATTGAAAACTCTCGCCCATGGAATATCTTCTCCATCTACTGGAGGAAGAAATCGTATAACTGCATATCCATTTCCAGACTTATCTATTTCTGGCTTCCAAAATCGATCATCGATATAACTCTTCGATTCAGAAGGAGTATCAATCTTCTCAATTTCTTTGTGAAGATTTTGCATAAAGGATTTGCGGGATTTTTTTAGTGCAGATAGTTGTGCCATGTTAACCTTTCATATTCGTTATATTCGTTGTATTAATTGTATCTCGTAGTATTTTACGAAATTTCGTCTTATCCACCTCCAAAAATGGAGTATACTTCAAAACTTTATCTCTAAACTGGGGCCAGACAAAAGTTTCTTTTATCTTTTTATCCCAATCAGGAATAAAGTTAAGAATCATATTAAGTATGGAAAAAGTCTCCATACAAATATATTTAGCAATCGTTTGTTTTAGTAATACAGGATGTTGTCCATTTTCAACTTTGAACCAATTTTCAAAATCTTCTTTGTTCAACAATTTTTCAATATCATTACTAAAAATATAACTCATGCTTTGTATTCTTTTTTGCCATTCTTTATATTTCATTTCTGCTTGTGAATCAAGTGCATCACCTATCCACAAATTTTCATTCTCAATAAAGTTAGCAACAAAGAATTTCGATATCTCATCATCTTTATAACTTTTTGACAATCTTACAAAAAAGAATTGATCATTACGTTTTTTAAAAGCATTCAATGAGATTTTTCTTTTTTTATGCTTAAAGTAATCATACTTATTAGCATGGAAATGAGTCTTGATTGAAACATATTCCTTATAACAATCAAACGGATCCATTTTTATCATAGTCCTGGTATTGTAGCAGTTTTTGGGAGAAAATGCAAGGCTGTAACTTCTTCTCTTAGCTTGGCCTTTAAATTTCCTTGAACAAGTTTTCCAACTGTTTCTGGTTCCATTTTTGTTTCTTCACAGTAATGAGATATTGCATCTAAATAAGACATTTTTTTATTAGCAACAATATCTTCTATAATAATTGCAAAGTCTAGGGGTTTTATTGTTTTAATCATTTTTTATCTATTAGTTTTATTACTTCTTCAATAGCATCATAAACTTTTACTGGTTCAATGTTTTTTGTACATTCAAACATTCTATCAGTATTTTTATGATCTGGACACCAGATCCAATCAGAAGGATCAAATTTATGCCGATTATAACAACTATTACAAACTGTATCATTATGGATTCTAAAACATTTTGAAGAGAATTCTGAATTAGGATTGCTAAATCCTGATATCATTATTACATATTTATTTAAAGCCCACGCTAACCATGATAGTCCAGAACCCAATCCAATAAAAAACTCAGCACGATTTAAAGTAGCTATTGTTTGATCTAAAGTTCGTTCATGTCTGCCTATCACATTTTTTGGTGATGTATTAAAGTATTCTCCTTGTCCAAAAGAATGGTGTTTATCTATACATACTATATTATATCCCTTTTTGGATAAAAAGTCAACCACCTTATCCCATCCTCCTGGATAATTCCAATATTTTGCTTGAGCAGTTGATTGTATACCAATACACACATAAGGTTTTCTCAATAATTGTGGATCCTTTTCTTTTTCTTTAATTTTTATTTCACATCTTGTTTCTTTAAAATCTTTAATACCAAGAATACCTGCACACAATCCTTGTAAAGAAACTGCTTTCATATCTACTGGAGATTGAAGACTTTCTTCAAAAAAACCTATTCTATAAGAAGACTCAAAATCCATAAAACCAGATTCGGGGGTTATAAAAGTTATTTCAGGATATGTGTCAGATACCAAATCATTCCAAAATGTACTACAATACATTTTACAATTATGTTTTTTACGAAATTCTTCAACAACTGGAATCCAAGCTAATGTATCTCCTAATGCTACTGAATCAAACCAAATAAAAATATTTTTATTTGTAAAATCTTGTTCATATTCAAATTCTACTTCT